GCCGACTGTCATACAACGGAGCAAATGTTTGTGTGCCGATATCGCCACTGTCAAGAGAACTAGACAGTATACAAAGACTATCCCCAAAACTGGCAGGGTATCTGAAAAAAAGAATGGACTCAATAGGGATGACACTATGAGGGGCATGGGCGGATACAGGTCACACTTCGAGTTGGGGATAGCCAAGTCCCTGCGTCAGAAGGGCGTGATCTTCGAGTACGAAAAGCGTAAGGTAACTTTCGTACCAAAGCCACGGACCTACACACCGGACTTTTACTTCCCTGACACAGACGTGTACGTCGAGGCCAAGGGCAAGTTCGACAAGAACGACCGTGTGAAGATGCTGCTGGTCAAAGAGCAGAACCCTGACCTTGACATTCGCATTCTTTTCCAGAACGCACGGAACAAGATTTACAAGGGGTCAAAGACCACGTATGGTGCTTGGGCTGACCGTCACGGTTTCGAATGGTCAGAGGGTAGCATACCAGAGGAGTGGTACAAGAATGGACGAAAATGATATTGTGATGTCGTTGGAACGCGCCAGCCTGTTAAAAGACAGGTGGTACCTGATACTAAAGCAGGGTGACGACGACGATCACGTAGCCATGACAGCCTATGATACCACGGAGGATGACGAGGATGACGAGTACATCCCTGCTGGTACTGTGATCCTGTCGGGTCTGGTCGAGTTGATGGAGAACGATTTCGAACGAGTCATGCAAGCGGGTCTGGCTCGACTTGCCTTTGAGGCAACGAGAGAAGCCATGACCGAAGAGACAGGCAACGGCGTCGATGTCCAGCACGATCCCGACACAAACATTGTTAAGATTAACTTTGGTAAGAGCCAATGATCAAAGACAACTGGACACTGAACAACTATCAGATGCAAGCAAAGAAGTTTGCTATCTATCCGGAACGCATGAAGGTCGTGTATCCTGCACTTGGACTCGCAGGTGAGGCCGGTGAGGTTGCTGACAAGGTAAAGAAGATTTACCGTGACGACAGGACTGACGCACGGTTTCTCGCGGAGATCGCCAAGGAGATTGGCGACGTGATGTGGTACTGTGCTGCCCTCGCAAACGACTTGGGGTTCGATCTGCAACAGATTGCAGAAATGAACATGTACAAGTTGAAGTCTCGCAAAGCTGCCGGTAAGATCAGTGGCAGCGGAGATGATCGGTGATCAGCCCAGAATCCATGAGACACGAGGCGTACATGAAGATGAAAGCGGAAGAAGAAAGCATGGCTAGTTTGCAGAGCATGGCAAACGCTAACTGGGCCAACGGAGAAGCGGACATGGTAAATAGTCCGCCGCACTACAATCAGGCAGGTGTTGAGTGCATCGAAGCCATCCGTGCTGCTACGGACGAAGGCTACGAGTATTACCTGCAAGGCAACATAATCAAGTACCTGTGGCGGTATCGCTACAAGAATGGTGTCGAGGACTTGAAAAAGGCACAGTGGTACTTGGATAAACTTATTGAGGAGAGAAACCGTGGATAATATGCTACCCACAACATACCAACAATTTATTCACAAGTCCCGCTATGCGCGTTGGCTTGAAGACAAGCAACGCCGTGAGGACTGGAGCGAGACCGTAGATCGGTATCTCAAGTTCATGGTCTATCAGGCCAAAGGCAAGCATCAGTTCGATCTGCCAGCCAAGGACATCGAAGACATTCGCGATGCCATCTTGGGCCAAGAGATCATGCCATCCATGAGGGCGATGATGACAGCAGGGCCAGCCCTTGCTCGTGATAATATCTGTGGTTACAACTGCAGCTACATCCCTGTAGACAGCCCTCGTTCGTTCGACGAGTGCATGTACATCCTGATGTGCGGCACAGGTGTGGGCTTCTCTGTCGAGCGTGAGAACGTGGACAAGCTGCCTGTCGTCAGTGACGCGATGCACGAAACAGATACTGTAATTAAAGTAGGCGACTCCAAGCCCGGATGGGCCAAGTCGTTGCGTGAGTTGATTGCACTGCTGTACGCTGGACAGATTCCTTCGTGGGATATGTCAGAGGTACGCGCATCCGGTGAACGGCTCAAGACTATGGGTGGTCGTGCCTCTGGGCCGGGGCCGCTCAACGACCTGTTCGTATTTACCGTTGAACTCTTCAAGAAGGCACAGGGCCGTCGCCTCTTTCCGATTGAGTGTCACGATCTGATGTGCAAGATCGGCGAGATCGTAGTCGTCGGCGGTGTCCGTCGCTCTGCCCTGATCTCCCTGTCGAACCTCAACGACGATCAGATGGCACACGCCAAGTCGGGAGAGTGGTACGACTACGAAAAACAACGTGCGCTGGCTAACAACTCTGTTGCCTACAAGAGCAAGCCAGAGATGGGCACGTTCATGCGTGAGTGGTTGGCTCTTTACGACTCGAAATCAGGTGAGCGAGGTGTGTTCAATCGACAGGCTGCAGACAAGCAGGTAGGTCGTAACGGACGCCGCGAACAGGGACACATGTGGGGCACCAATCCCTGCTCTGAGATCATCCTGCGTCCCTATCAGTTTTGCAACCTGTCCGAAGTGGTCGTACGAGAAAACGACACACTCGACTCACTCAAGCGCAAGGTACGTCTTGCAACCATCTTGGGTACCCTGCAGTCCACACTCACTGACTTCAAGTATCTGAGGAAAGTATGGAAAACAAACACGGAAGACGAACGCTTGTTGGGCGTATCCTTGACTGGTATCATGGATCACTCGATTTTGTCCAAGACCGTCGATTCCCCTCGCTGGCTCGAAGAGATGCGACAGACCGCCGTCGATACAAATCTCAAGTATGCAAACATGCTCGGAATCCCACAGTCGGCTGCTATTACGTGTGTCAAGCCGTCGGGTACTGTGTCTCAGCTAGTGGACGCCGCAAGCGGAATCCACGCTCGTCACAATGACTACTACATCCGTACGGTTCGTGGCGACAACAAAGACCCGCTGACACAGTTCCTCAAGGAACAGGGTGTGTACAGCGAACCTGACGTGATGAAGCCGGACTCGACTACCGTCTTCTCGTTCGCTATGCGGTCGCCTGACGCGGCTGTGACACGGACACAGATGACAGCTATCGAACAGCTAGAGTTGTGGAAGACCTATGCGTTGCACTGGTGCGAACACAAGCCGTCGGTGACTATCTCTGTCAAGGAACACGAGTGGATGGAAGTGGGTGCGTGGATGTATGAGAACTTTGATGTTGCGTCTGGCGTCTCGTTCCTGCCACACTTTGATCACACATATCAACAGGCTCCGTATCAGGACATCGAACGCGAGGAGTACCTTGAGTGGCAAGAGCGGTACGGCAAGCTGGAGATTGATTGGCAAGCCCTGTCCGACTACGAGCGGGAGGACAACACCTCTGGTTCACGCGAACTCGCTTGTACTGCAGGTGTGTGCGAAGTGGTGGACTTGAATGCCGCCTAAACAAAAAAAGAAACCTCCCCTCGTATGGAAGCGGGGGGAGGACTACATAATATTCAATCCGCCACGTAGATCAGAGCAGCAAGCTGAGTGGCAAAAGGTGAAGGAGAAGCATGAAGATGATCGAAGTAAAGATTAGCGATGAAATGCTCCTTGCTGCCCGTAGCAAGGCCACTGAGATGGGTCTCCTTCACAATTCGATACTGAGGGGCGGGGGCAGCATTGCTGGCTTCCTCGGGGAGCAGATCGTGCTTTCCGTTATGGGCGGCAAGTGGGACAACTCCTATGACTACGACATCGTTCTTGACGATGGGCAGCGGGTAGAGGTGAAGACAAAGCAAACCTCTGCTACTCCGCTGCCTCACTACTCGTGTAGCATCAGCAACTTCAATACCCGACAGAAGTGCGACATCTACGCTTTTACACGAGTGCTAAAGGATTTCTCGAAGGGATGGTTTCTGGGATTCATGCCAAAGCAGGAGTATTTCGACAAGTCCAAATTTATGAAGAAGGGTGACTTCGATCCAGACAACGGATATGAGGTACGGGCGGACTGCTACAATCTTTACATAGAGGACTTATGTCATGTTCAAAGCAATGATAATGGTGTGCTTCATCAACGTGCCTAACGCATGTATCCAGTTTGAAGACACTACGGGACTGAAGGAATCAAGGGAACACTGCTACATCCGCACACTAGAAATGGCGGAGGGTATCAAAACGATACCACACATAATCAGACCACCTTATACAATCAGCTATAAGTGTGAGGAAGAAAAGAGCATTTAGATGGCCAAAGCTACGCTATTCTCCTTCAACGTATACCTACGTCAAGACGGAAAAGTTGAACTGGACAAACAGATGGTCAAGCCGGAAGAGTTCCAAAAAGAAATGGACGCCGGGGTGCCCGAGTTTGATGGGGCACACTCCATAGCGTCCATGTTGCGTTACTTTAGTTCAGTAACAGATGAGATGATGGAAAAGTCAGGCGGGTATATTTAGCTTTTGCCTTTTCCGTCTGCAGCGTAGAACGGAACCATATCACCGGCTTTGTTCTTGACCATTTTAAGAGTGTCGCCACCTCCTGCCATCATCGGCATCTTTGGCTTCTGCATCGTCTGATTTTGCATCTGATTTTGTTGACCCTGTGTTGCGGTCATCATGCCCCCCGCTTGAGCCTTCTTGCGGGGTTTCTTTTTCTTTGTGGCCATGCCGCCGTACATCATCGGCTTACGCTTAGACATGCCACCATACATCATGGCCTTACGTGGGCCGTTGTTGTACATCTTCATTGCTCGCTCCTATCTAGCAACTTGGGGTTGTTTTACTATAGTGCCCTCTGCGCTTAGCGGTATAAACTTCTGGGCATCATAGAATTCACTTCCTAAGAAGTTCCGTTCGTACAGAGGGTATGCCTGCACTTGATCTATTCCGGGGAGAGTGTCTCGCATGAACACGCCTTTCTGCCCTCTGAACTCTTCAATAGTGAGGGGATCATCCCGTGTCAGTGTTTCTGACATCTTTACGTATACGTAGGCAAGTCTGCTAAAGAGTTGTCTTTCCTTGTCAGGTGGCAGCGGCTTTCCTGACTCTAGCATATCTATGAAGAGGTCTCCCAGTTCTGGATCAGTAAGTGCAGCTTGCATAAGGCTGAATCCTTTGATCCGGAACCTTTGAATAAGCGACTCTGTGGCAACGTATTGCGGACCAATTACGTCCCGATTGATTGCGTAAAAACGCGAGATATAACTTTCCATAGAGAAGCGACGGGGTATACCTGCTAAGGATGAACCACCAAGCGGAGAGTTCTGTCTCTCGGACATGAACCTGAACATGCGTGTCGCAGTCTTGTATCGTGCAGAACCGAGGGATGCTTCTACCGCTTGCGATACTGCACGTTGGTTAGGACCGGAGAGTCCTAGCACCTCGGACAGAAC